CGTCAGCTGTCACCCACCTCTCGTTGATGGTTGTCATGGCCTTCCACACCGTCGCCAGCACCTTCGCCTCCATCTGTGCCTGTGTCATAATTTCATTATCATTTTGTTACATTTCCGCACCTCTCGCAAACTTCACCTTTCGCATCTTTGTATTCAACGCGGGAAAATTTTCCCCCGTTGACTTTTTTCCATGCTGGCTCCATAGTACGAATGGCTTTCAGCACATCATTGTGTGGCTTACCTGTCAGCTTGGCAATCACCAGGCTGCTCATGGTCTGCTTCGTTTCAGTTTACTTCAATCTCTTGTACGCAATAGTGAGAGGCTCGCCAGTCTCAACACGCTCGAAGTCCATGTCCTCCAGCCGCTTCATCGTCGAAAACTGCACCCTGGCAGTTTCAACAGCCTTGGCATTTGGCAACACGAAAACACCCATCTGACCGATGGCAATGTTTCGGATGTCGTCCCTTGATACTTTCTCGCAAATCATAATTTTACTTAATTTATTTGTTATTATTTTGCAACATCGGGAGAAAAGCCGTATATTTGCATCCCTACACCCTCACAAAGTGTATGCAAAAGGCGGTTATCCGCTTGGAAAAGACGGCTCCCCGTCTGACGGCTATTTCTTTGCCCCGAATGTTGCGTTAATTAATTACGGGCGCAAATATACAAACTTATTTTTGAAACACCATAAGATTGGTGCGGATATATGCGGTTTTTATAACAATTTAACAAATTATTGCGGTTTTATGCGTTTAAGGAACAATATTTTTGCGGCTGCGTTTGATTACCTGAAGAGAGAAAAAGGTATCAAAACACAGAAACGTCTTGCGGAACTGATGGGGGTCAGTGAGGACACAATTACGCGCATTCTGAAAGATAGATGCGAAGTAACTGAGGATATTATCACAAAACTACAGACGGCATCCGGCTGTATCTTCAATCTCCAGTGGCTTCGTGGTGAAGATCCTATACACATGCTTGTCGAAGATTTGAATGACGGAAGAGTGGCACATTTCATACGGCAAAATGGAGAAACGGACAGACATACCGACCAGTCAAGCCTAATAAACGCCCTGATTGCCGCAAAGGATCAGCTCATAGAAGAACTACAAGAAAAATACAAAACGATGGAGCGTGAAAAGGATGCTCGCATTGCTGAATTGAAGCAACTCGCCGAAGAACGTCTGCACCGCATAGCAGAACTCCGACGTGAAATCGAAACCCAGAATGAGAGTTTAAAAGAATACCCATTTGTACATGGGGTTGCAGAAAAAAATAACCAAAACCAAAAACGTATATAACTATGGGAATATTTGTATTATTTATTATTGTCATCATCATCATTTTCTCCTGCTTGTTTGTGTTGGGAAGTAATTTTAACAAAACCAATAAACAAATCACCCGACCACAACCAAAACACTTCGACCTGCTCGATGAAAATGGCGACCCTATCCGTGGAACACTAAAGTATTTCGGAATAAATGACAAGGGCTATCATACCACAGTTTGGCCGAAGGGACATGACAGATTCGATATTGTCGATTTCTACGTTGCTGGCATTTACCATTGTGAGGGGATAGACCGCTACCTCGGCGAGTTTGAAGGTGGTCTTATAGCAGAACCAGGAAATCAATATGACCCTAACGCCATAATGATTCTAGCCCATGATTACCACCATATCGGCTATGTTCCAAAAGACAGGACAGAAGAAATCCGCAAATACTTCACCTTGCCTTGCAAATGCTACTGTTACATAGGCACTTACACAGAAAATAATGAAACGAAATACTTCACAGATTGCTATGCCGTCATTCCAAGATAACTCCATTGTTTCCCCACCCCAAAATCATAAATCGTCCAAACACTCCCTTTTTACAAGCAATTCCGCAAATTTAAACTTAACCCCAAGCGGATCACATACTAGAAACCTGAAGAGGTCGAGAAAATGGCCGAAAGCTCCGTAAACAGTGGGTTTTTCAAGGATTTAGAGAGATTTCTAGAAAAACAACATGGTACAACAAAGGACATCAGAAAGCAAAATGTTTCCCCAAGTGATACCCCACCCAGAAAATAGTGGGGAAACACGGAAAAGCGGGGAAACATGCAAAGTGCTGTCATGACCGCACTTGGGTTTGGGTTCGTGACCCCATTCCCGCAGCAAGCCGATGATGTTAAAAAAAAACAAAAAAAACAATGAATAAAATAACAGACATATCGAAAATTACGACTGCCATCGTATGGGATCATCGTGGACGGGTTCCTCAAGGTGGCATGGGGCAGGTAGAGGTGCGCGTCACCTACAAACGCAAGTCATATCATTTCGGCACGGGCGTGAAGTGCCACAAGTCGGAGCTGGTGGCCGGGCAGCTTATCAACTGCGCAGGCGCGAGGGAATTGAACGAGCGCGTCGGCATTATATATAAAAAAGTACTCGCATGCGTGAACGAGGCCATCGACAACAGCGGAGTCATCGACACAGACGACATCCGCACGCAGGTGTGGCGGCTCGTGGAAGAGCACGGTGACGAGCCGACGTTCCTAAAATGGTTCGGTGACCAGATTCCGAAGCTCGACGTAAGGTCAGGCACGCGCAGGCACTACGTCTCGCTCCAGAACAGACTGGAGCAGTACGGCAAACTCAGAAGATGGAAGGACGTGACGGTTGAAGGAATCATGGAGTTCGACGCATGGCTGCATTCGCTGACAGACGATGCAGACAGAATGGGTGCAAAAGCACACGGCAGGCTTGGCAGAGGTCTGAGCGAAGGGGCTGTGTACAACTATCACAAGTGCTTAAAGTCCATGCTGCATCGGGCTGACTTATATGGCAAGATAGAACGCAACCCCTACGAGCGTCTGCGCGGGCGTTTCGACCGGGGCGAGCGTGAGAGCGTGGAATATCTGACTGAGGATGAGATGCACAAAATAGGCAAACTGCAAATGGAGGTGGGTACGACGCTTTGCCAATGCCGCGACCTCTTCGTCTTTCAGATGTGGACGGGCCTATCGTACTCCGACGCGGAAGCCTTTGACATCTCTGACTACAAGCAGGTGAACGGCAAATGGGTGCAGAGCGGTGAGCGAATCAAGACCGGCGTGGCATACGTCTCGCAGCTCCTGCCTCCGGCCCTGGCCGTGCTGGAGAAGTACGGCATGAAGCCGCCGCAGATTGAAAACCACGTCTATAACCGCATGCTGAAGGCCGTCGGTCAGATGGCTGGAATCACCACGCGCCTGCACTCCCACCTGGCGCGCCACTCCTTCGCCACCTACATGCTCGCCAACGGTGTGCCGATAGAGCATGTGTCGAAGATGGTAGGTCATACGAACATCACGCAGACACAACGGTACGCGAAGACGCTGGCGCAGCACATCCACGAAGACTACGACAAGATTGCCGAGAAATTGGCAAAAACAGACAACCTAAAACTGAATAACTATGCGAGTAAAAAGAAAACATGATGCGCGGCAGATGAAGAATATGATCGCGCTGCTGGCGGTCGCTCTGATGATGGCCGCATGTGAAAGGGGAATGAATGACGATGAAGGAATGGGCACACGGCTGCGCTTCGTCCCTACCACTGCCGACCTGACGCGTGGTGAGGTGAACATCGGCGACTATTTTTCAAAACTCAATGTCATGCTGTTTAATGCAAACGGCGAGAAAGTGTGGGACAAAGTGCGCACGCAGACGGTTGCAGACGCAGACTTCGGAACCATCAACGTCGCGCTGGAACCGGCAACCTATACCGTCGTGGCCGTCGGCCATTCCTCTGCTGTGTCGGCAAGCATCAAGTCAACGGAGATGGTACAGTTCACCGCCCGTGACGGCAAGAAGAACACCGACACGTTCTGCTATTACGGTGACGTGACGGTCACTGAAGATGGCGGCTACCACGAAATGCGCATGAACCGCGTGACGGCCATGCTGCGCTTTATCCTCACAGACGAAGAAGTTCCTGCCGGCTTCGACGGTATTCAGATAGACTACACGGGGGGCTCTGCCAACTTCAACCCGGCGACGGGCGATGGCTGCACGAAGAGCTCGCAGTCTGAGTTCCGTTCAGAGAGCAGCGAATATCAGTGCTACACGTTCCCCTACATGAGCAACGAGGGACTGCTGAAAGTAACTCTCTCCGCCCTTGATGCAGAAAAGAACGTGCTGGCAGAAAAGACCATCACCGATGTGCCAGTGACGCGCAACCGAATCACTACTTACACCGGGCCGCTATTCTCCGACGGACAGGGGCAAGTCAAGCAGACGGCATTCGGTGTGACTATTAATGGCGACTGGGCAGGAGAGGATCACTACATATTCTAGGCCACGGTTTTACACGGTTTGACACGGTTTTTAAATACCGCTGGACATTATAGGCCGCGGTTTTACACGGTTTTACGCGGTTTGAACGATTTTTAATTTAGACAATAATAATAATAATGAAGAACTTTATGATAACGGCCTTGGCGGTGGCCGCAGTATTGACCGCCTGCAATTCGGAAAGCGAAAACGATGGAACTTATGCACGCATCACATTTACTGTCACGGGAGACTTTGCCTTGACTACCTCTCCCATGACCCGCGTGTTGGAAGCCGACGGCAAAAGCATGACAGACGTGTGGGTGCTGGACTATATAGACGGAGTGCTAAAGCAGCAGGTGCATCAGACTTCGGATGACTCCGATTTTGGCTCGCCTACGCTCTCGCTGGCATTGGGCGAGCACCACATCTATTTCATCGCCTCGCGCGGGCAGGATGCTGCGCTTGATACCGACGCGCACACCATCACCTTCAGCACGGTGCGCGACACATTCTGGAAGGATTATCCCATCACCGTCAGCGGCGGAACCTCCAGCGGCTCGCGCTCCGTCGCCCTCGACCGTGCCGTGACAAAATTGAAGGTGACTTTTTCAGATGCTATCCCGGAAGATGCGGCGACGTTCAATATATCTCCCGCGACGTGGTATTACGGAATGGATTACATGACTGGGAATCCGACGGCTGCTGCAACCTCGCAGGCCATCACGGTCAGCATTCCCGCCTCCAGCATCGGCGTGACGGGCGAGAATGTGAGCATTTTTGGATTTTCAGGGTCTGAGGAATGGGCTACCGACATCAGCGTGGATTGCAAGACGGCAGGCGGTTCCGTGCTTGGTGCGGCCACCATCGCCAGTGCACCCTTTGTGCGTAACCGGGTAAACGAATACACCGGCCCGATGTTCGGAGACAACGGGGCCATGACTTTGACCCTGAATGCCGCTTGGGAAGATGCATATACCGGCACATGGTAATCAGGTCAGCGAGCCAGTACCTTGTAGTTTCAGGCTCCCTTGTGCCAGGTTCCCGACGGTGGCCACCATGTCGGAGCCGGTGCAGATGGCCGTGCCCGACAAGACAGTGGAAGAGCCGTATTTCACCCTCACCGCATAGCTGCTGCCGACCATCGGTATGCCACCCGTGGAGGTGGTGACGAGGTGGGAAATGTCAATGCTCCAAGTTGTTCGTCCGGCAATAAAGCTCTTTGCCGTCTGGTTCCATGAGTCCGAGATCTCTATCGCCTCACTCGTCTTGTGAATAGTACACGACTTTGCACCGGCAATGAGCGCAGTGCCGCTGGAGTTGTATATTTTGAGGTCCCTACCGTGTATGACTGCCATAGCTATCCGATTTTTATATATTCTCCTTTTGCATATCCTTGTCGTTTCAGGGTAGAGAAGATGGGTATCAGCAGTTGTTCGCCGTTGACCTTGACATAGCCGCCCTGCCCGCTTCCCTGCTCTGCGGCGGTGATGAGTCCTGCCACATTGGTTTGCTGCGCTCTGTTCAATATTAACTCCCCAGCGTTCACGAAGCTGTCAGCTGGAATGTTGTCGCCGCTATAGCTATTTCCCTTAATGATACCGCCATCTGCATAGCCAGTCGCACTATGAATGGCGTTGATGGTGCTCACCATTGTGCCAATGCCTGTCGCGACGGCTGCAATCCACCCAAATACGCCACTTGTGGCTCCCGTCTTGGCTGTGGCCTGGGCAAAGCCGAGGGCGATATTGGCGACTGCCTGCCCGATGAGTCCGATAATCTTTGCCGTGGGGTCTTCTATTCCTCGCAGCGCATTGCCGACTGCCGAAACTGCATTCGCGGCTTCTTGCCATGACTCCTTGGCGGTCTTGCCATCTTTGGCGAGGTTACCAGTCTGAAAGTCAATGGTGATGGGTTCTAAGTCCATTGACTGAAGGTGCTCGTTGATGTTGTCTACAAGCCCTTGCCATTCGTCGTCGCTTATGTTCTGGCCGTCGAAAACCTTCTCCCAGAACGGGGCCATGTCAACCTGAGCGGCGGTGATGCCAGCCTTGGCGGTCTGCTCAACAAGCGTCTTGATGGTGTTGATGTCGGTGAGGTTCGCTGAGATGTCTTGGTACTCCTGGGAGCCGTATTCGGCATTCGACAAGTCGGCTTTTCGCGTCTGCTCCAACCACCCCATCGTTTTCGAGTTGAACCCGTTCAAGCCTTTGGCCATCTTGGGCTTTACAACAAATTCAACGGTGGTGTCTTCGATGCCCTCAAGCAGGGTGTTCACCTTGTTATAGGCTTCAGCTGTGTCAGCTGTAACGGTGAGCGACTTTTCGTCAATCTGCACGCCATCTATTTCGCGCAGCTTGGCCAGTACGTCGGAGTCATCGCGCATGCTGACATCTACAGTCTTGTCTTGGATAGTCAGCCCTTCGATGCGTGCGAGTGCTGCCACGGCCTCTTGGGTGTTGGCGGTCACGGTGAGCGTCTTGTCGTCGATGGTCACACCGTCAATCTCTCGCACGACATCCAGCACATCTGCATCGTTTGCCTTGAAAACCACGTCCACCGTCTTGTCCTGGATGGTCAACCCTTCGACTTGGCCAAGTGCATAGATGGCATCGGCGGTGTCGGCGGTGACCATGAGCGTCTTGTCGTCGATGGTCACGCCTTCGATGTCGCGCACTTTGGAAAGTACATCAGCATCGTCAGCCAAGAAGGTGACGGTGGCGGTCTTCGGCTGGATGGTCAGGCCATCAAGAGCCGCGAGTGCCGCAACAGCCTCTTGCGTGTTGGCGGTGACTGTGAGCGTCTTGTCGTCTATGGTCACGCCATCGATGTCGCGCACTTTTGACAGGACATCGGCATCGTCAGCATGGAACAACACTTCAACGTTCTTTTCCTTGATGGTCAGCCCCTCAATTTGTCTGAGTGCATAGATGGCATCGGACGTGTTGGCAGTAACGGTAAGCGTTTTGTCATCGATACTTACTCCATCTATATCGCGCACTTTCTCCAGTACGTCCGAATCGTCTGCCTTGAACATCACTTCTACGGCCTTCGGCTGTTCTGCCTTCAGCGTGAATGTGGCTTGCAGCCCCTCTTTCCACTTATTCTTGATAGCGTCGATTTGGTACTGCGTTTGTTCAATGGATTTCTGATAGTCCGTCCATTGCTGATTGTTGAGAGCCTTCGACTGGGCATCCTGCAAGTCCATTAACCTTTGTGCCAATTCCGGCAGCGACCCTGTGGGATATTTTATGCGTGATGCTTCATCGGCAAATCGTTTCAGTTCATCGTTGCGTTCCTTCAGTTGGCCGATTTCCGAACGTATGGCGGTCATCCTGTCTTTGATTCTGCCCTGCTGCGCTTCGTCGGCAATCTTTGCAGCATCGGCCAACGCCTGGTATTCCGTGGTGAGTTTTTGAATGAGTTCGGTATTCTGCTGCGTTTCGATTTTTACCTGCTGCTTGCTACCCGTACTTCCCCCTGTCGTGCGGTTGCTGGCATTCATCAAAACACCTTCAATCCTTTCTGCACGGGCACGCAGACTCTCGATTCTGCTTTCGGCCAAGGTGTTTCCGTATATATTGTTCAGAGCCTCGCGGAATTGCTGGGCTTGGTCACTGTCTCCACTGTCGCGGAGATTCATCATCGTATAAGCCTGTTTGAGATGAGGATTACGGCGAAGTTCTGCCTCCAGCTTCTGTATTTCCTCGCGATTTTGTCTCCGCGTGGTTTGGTCATACGACGTGGCAGTTATACTTGAATTTCCAAGTTTGTCTATTTTCTCCTGAACAGCGAGGAATGCCTGTGCCCTTTTCTTTGCTTCTTCCCAGTTGTTTGGGTCGGCATACCAAGCTATCTGCTCGTTGCTGATGTCAACTGCGCCCATCAGGTTTTTAATGGTGGCGAAACCGGCTGTGGCTTGTTTCTCACCGTAGGCCTTTGTCGAAGATGACAATTCGTCAATGAGCCTTTTTGCTTCATTCGTCAGAGATTCTGCCCTATTTATGTCTCCCTGAGAACGTGCGGCACGAGCTTGCGCCATCTTGGTTTGTATCTCCGCCTCCTTCGCTTGTTGCCAAGGCTGGAAGCGTGCGGCAAAACTCTCGAACTCATCCATCGCATTATATGCTTCGGTGGCCTTGTCGATAATGCCTTGCAATCCACTGATGAAATTGCTGAAGTCAGCGGTAGCGAGTGAGTGAAGGAACTGGTTCGTCACGCTATCGGTGACGGCCATCGTGCGGGCAAGTGAGTCGTGGCTTGCCTCGTTGCTTTCGATGGCACTCTTCGCAACGTCGAGTGCCCCCTTCACCGCTTTCAGCCCTACATCAAACAGCTTGAAAGCGTCGATATTGACGGAAAACTTTTCTTTAAGCCTATCGAGGAAACCTGTCAATTCTCCACCCTGGCCTACACTCTTTGCCGCGTCTCCGACACCGTAAAGTTCCTGTTTCGTGTCTTTGATGTCCTTCTGCAACTTTTTCAGACTGTCGGATAATGCTTGGCCAAACTCACT